TGACTGATATGCTGAGATATTTGCGCGGTATCCTTCAATGCTGGAGCGTTCAATCTCCATTGCAATTTTTGCACCTTCCATTTCGCTTCGGTAAATACCAATGAGTGAGTCAACACCAGAAAGCTGTGCTTTATATAGGTCAACATATAGGCGCTGAATATCTGCTGAAACTTTCGCAGACTCAACTTCAATTTTATATATCTGAGCCGTAGCAAGCGATGCCTGTATGAGTTCGCCGTACACATCAGCTTGGATTTTATACTTCGCAATCTCTGCATTGTACTGAGCAACTTGTGAATCAAACAGCGCAATCGCCATTTGAATATCTGCTTTTGCAACTTCCAACGCTCTGTTGGCAACATTGTCAGAATGCTGAATAAGCATGCTTTCTAGTTTTAGGGTTACTTCAGTGAAAATCTTAGAGTTTTCTTGCTCAAGGTCAGCTTGCTTAATGGCAACATCGCGTGAGGCAGAAGAAGCTTTTTCTTCCTGTGCAGCCTGCGCCCTGTCCATCCTGCGTACCATTGCGCCAGTAGGCTGCTGGAATCCTTGCCCTGCAAACCCTTCCATAGATTCACGCATCAATTCAGCAGAGGCAATAGCGTCACGCGCCCTGTCTCTATCCCAGATTTGAGCCTCAACTACAGGGTCAAGACCTGTTCCACCATCTAGCTTGGCGGATAGGGTGTCGATTAGTTTTGTTAGCAGCGCACTGCTGTACGGAACTTCGCTGTAACTGAATGTTGCAGACGGAGCATTGAGCGCGATATTAGCTGGTAGAACACCTGTGAACTGTGGAATGTTTGTTACTGGTGGCACTGGTAGCGTCACAGCCGCAATATTCGGAACAGCAGGAAGATTAACCGCTGGGGCAACAGGAATTGCAGGCGTATTAATTGCTGCTGGAGCCGCTGGCTGATTCGGTAAAGATACCACTGGGGTAGACGGAAGTGATAAAACAGGGGCGGTAATGTTAAGGGTGGGAACAACTATTGCTTTTGGAGTGTAGATTGTTCCAGATACAAATCTTCCATTAAAGTCTGGAATGTTCGCATCGGTTGGTTCGACAGCATCAAAAGTGTCTTCTACCGCTTCTACGATAATATTAGTTTCTTTGAAGGCAATCGGGTCAATGAATTTTAGCCCACGATATTTTGCTGTGGACGCAACCAAGTCTAAGAAGCCAGAAGCCTCTTTTATTGAGTTATCCGCCCATAATACGTTGCGGTCAATCTGCGCTTTGAAGTCACTTGATGCCATTGCCACGCTCCACTAAAAAATTTAATTCCGTGATAATATCACAAACTGCCTAGCCCCGATAGTTTAACGTCTATCACGCCGATGTTGTCATATACTGTCTGGCGCGGAATCGTCACTGCTCTAAGCCTTGTGCTAGACCATCCATTCGGGGTATTTGCGTATGCAAGACCACGAACTATTGTAATCCTTCCGTTAAAGACATAATCCCTAGAAAGGTATCTGTTATCCCCAGCTCCATTGTATGGCGCTTTAATGTGTGTCAGCCCATAGTCAGCGGGGTCGAATGATAGAATATACCCAAGATTAGATTGGAAGTGAAGCCCAAGTATGGTTTCCCCTGCACTGTAGACAGTCGGCTGACTGTCTATCCTCTGGCTACTTGTTGAGTCACTGCGAAACATGATGTTATACGTATCAAGTCGTGGCGACCAAGATACAGAAAGCGAGTCTCCACCTCCGCTTTGTGTCCTTTCTAGGATTGCCTCGATACCTGTTCGGCTGGCATAATCCCTTAGCCATATAACATCGTCATGTATAATCAAGTCAGTATTTGGATGCCAAAACGTATAATATGTTTTCGAGACGAAGTACGAGCCGTGGTCAGTAAAGAAGTAATCTTGCGTTATATTCATATCTGCGTTTGTAACTGTGATTGTGCTTCCGTCCGATACCTTCTGGCATGTGTATGTAGCCCCTGCTATGTCTGTGTTGTAAGGCGTTGGAGGACTCAGATTATAGACACCGCCCAACGCACTGTAGACCCAGTTGCTGCCCATAAGCTCCCATTTCCCAGACCTCTGTAGCTGCATCCATCTGGAGACAAATCTATCAAGATATGCGCCCACATAGGTTGAGGCATCTGGTTGTCGATGATTTGGCATGTCTATCTCAGTAGGAGGCGATGTGAATTCGCCTGCTCCAAGATGTGAGTCTAAGGACTGAACCGTTACGGTGTACCGAACATCATCAGATGGATTGATTGGTAGCGTTAATTCTGCCGTTTCCTCCGCCCATATAATAGTAGAGTCTATGTCTCCACCAGTGACGATTAAGTTACCGCTTCTGGTGTTACTATCCGCCCTTGTGAGTACGGCTGTTACCTCTGCGCCTCTTTTCACGGTTATCTCCACTGAGGCAGTTGCGGCAGCATTCATCGAGCCTCTTTTTACGAGGTATGGGATGCTTGGGTAAATATAGGTGGTGGTAGGGGTTTCCTCTATAACTATTCCGCTGGGAGTAGAAACCTCCTTGCTAACCACGGAATCAATGGACAAGTATGCGCCCTCGTCAATTATGCTCTCGCTATCTACTTCTAGTCGGTACGCTGCGTTATTTTCGCTGACTGGAAGCGTAAGCACGACCACTGGGGGTGAGCTGCTAGGCTGGTAACTCCCTCCGTTAATTGAGGCATCTGTTATGTCCTTATATTCCATCCACCATCCGCCGTCATCACTGCCGCCTTCCTCGCCAGTCAAGGTCAAGGTTACTCTGGTGTTCGCTGGAACTGGAACCTTATATATAGCTGGATATGAATAGTCATTATTTATGATTGCCCCATCTTTCTCTAAGTATCCAGCTATCTTCATTTCCTTAATATCGTAGAAAAAACCTTCTGATATGGTGAATGTTCCAGATGAATTAATGCTTACCTCTACTGCATACTTAGCGTCATAGTTCTCTTTGGGGATAGTTACCGACAGGATTCCTTTTGTGTAATTCACCCTGTTATTGTAGCGATAGCTAGTATCAATAATAGGGTATACTGGCGAGAACTGTATGGTGTTTGCTTTTTGCTCAGAAGCAACTGCATCCCAGTCATCGGGAGTCCAAGTTATTGTGACAGAATCAGTGTCTTCTGGGTCGGTCTTGTCTGGGTCAAATGCCTTTATCTCAAGATAGTGAAGGATAGTTCCTCCGTCAAGCTCAAGCAAAGGTGTTGTTAAGTGACTGTACCGAACCTTTCTAAGCGGCAGGTATTGCGCCCCATTGCCGAGTGTTATGATGCTTCCATCATTATGTGTCTTGGAAATCATCTTGGTTTTGCCTGTAGAGACTTTCGCCTCCAGCTCAAAATAATCCTCTCTGGTTGTTATTCCCCAGTTCTCGCCAAAAACCCTAGACTTCTGAAGGTACTGACCTCTGTTTTGCATCAGTGAGCGCCCGCCAATTTTTGCAAGGGCGATGGCGGAAGGCGATGCGTTTGTAAACTTCTGCTTTGGAAGCTTTTTCATTATCTTACATTTCTGTCAAGAATCTCTGGGGAAATATGAATTGAATCAATTTCAAAGTACGAGCCGTCTACGTTTCCAACTCCGATTTGCCAGTACCGTGACTTAACGCCGCGCCCAAGTTTCACCCTTTGTTCGTGCAGCTCAGCTCTAAACCTTGGCTCAGCATAGCTTCTTACAGTGTTTTCATCGGTAATCGTTTTGACAAACACCTCGCCATCATTACGCATGCCGATATTTAAGTCTCTCACCCGCTTCATGTTGGTGCTGCCAAAGTCTGTCTGGCTTGTAACAACCTCTGCATCAATGGCGTAAATATCATCTAGCCCGCCGCCGATTTTATAGATTCCGTTTAGGGAGGCTGCAAGCTCTACGCCTCCGAAGTTGGCAATCGAGTTAAATTCCCATCCACGATATTCTGTAGTGGCTGCGTTCTCAAGGTTAAGCGCCCAGCCAGAGAATGCGCCTGTTCCATCTGCGTTTCGTCCAATAGTTCCTATTCTGAGAACAGGGAGCGTTGCAGACAATGAGCCTGTTCCATCTGAGAACCCAGTAGCCAAAGCTGTGAGTGCAGGGATGGATGCAGCAGCGTTGCCGACAATTCCATTGAGCGCGGTGGCATTAAGACCAAACGTGACGGATAGAGCCGCTGTTCCTGTGGTGCTACTGTTAGCTTCTCCCGCAAGTGTAGCTGCTGGCAAAGAAGCCTGTAGTGAGCCTTGTACTTCGTTATCAATCTGGATGGCAACCTTGATAAGAGGGAGTGCCATTGACCCAATAGCATTGGTTCCAGAAATTCCCGAAGCCACTGCCTCCAGTATAGGAAGCACAATGTTCGATGTTGCTCCGCCTAATGCGCTGACTTGTAGTGCAGGAAGCGGGGTAACAAGCTGCCCATCACCGAATGGGTATCCAGCTCCTGTAACCGACATTGCTGGCAAGGTTGCATCAACCTTGGCTCCAGTAATTGTCACAAGCTCTAGCGAAGGCAGTGTGCCTGCCATTTCCCCAGTAATAGGATTGAGCGCATGCTGCATGACAAGTGTGCGTTCAATGAACTGGTCGCTAGAAATTAAGCCCCAGCCATTGATTATCCTGCTGTATATGGCGCTTACGCCAGTGACATTGTACCCAACATCAAGTGTGCCAGCGATGGTGTCGGCTTTATTTAGGTCGTAGGAAAAAGCAAGTGCAGTCTCCAGTATTTCCGTTCCATTCACTCCGTATGATACACCAAGCTCTGTTGTAGCCTCGCCCAAGGAGATAACGCCATAAGACAGCTCAATAGATGGGTCTAAAGTGCTATATAGTTTATGCGGTCTTTCTGTATATGTGCTTGTTGGCTGGGCTACTCTCGTAACAAGTAAATCCCAGTTTATTCCATCATTAGAGCCAGATATTGTATAATCTGTCCATATATAGCTAGCCCAAGCGTAGAAATATAATCCGATATTCCCAACAAGCACAGGGGAGGGAAGCTCCATCTGAAGCCATGCTGGAGTAACGTCTATATTATCTAAAGAAATCCATTGGCTACTTGTTCCGCCATCAATCGCTTTATCTGGAGTGGACGATGACCAAGATGAACTTGCGGTCATCACTGCACCAGCAGTGCTTATGGAAACAGGCGTTAGAGAATCATCGTATAAGAGAATCTCCGTAACTCTGGCAGGGCTGTTTCCGCTACCAACCTTCGTTATGTCGAATCGAAAATACTTATATGGGATATAAGCCATTGGCTAACCCCTTAGATGAATGCTTTAATGCCGATAGACGAAATATCAGCAAGCGTAGTTGTGACATTTAGTGCGGGTACAGTCCTCTTTATCCAAAATGCGGCAGTCTCAAGTGGAAGAAGTTGCCCAAGTGATATTGCAGTTGCAGCAGAGTTCGGAGCCGAGAATGTTCCAGTAGCAGGAACCGTAGATTCGTTTACTACTGTCTGAGCAACGCCAGTCGCAGCGCCATCGCCAGCTCCAGCAGCATCAGCCATCAAGGCAATGTCGTCCACGCCTGTTGGTTGTGCGGCGACCCACAATAGAACATCGAATGCAGTATCAACCGCACTGTCATTTCTGAGGTAGATGCAACGATACTCAGAGTCTCCAGCGAAACTCTCGCTCTTAGATATATCATCAAAGATGGCATTGAGATTGTTTGTGATTGCAATGTCAGCATCTGTTTGGTTTCCGACAGGTAGTGCCGCAGCAGTTACGGTAACTACGATGTATCCCACGCCGCCAGAGGAAATGGTGTACGTTCCATCAGCGCCAACAGGAACTGCTACTCCAATGGAGCCGCCAACTGGCGTCCACTGTAAAGTTTGCCCAGCTGAAGCGTATGTTAAAGAGCCGTTTCCGACTGCGTTACCGATGCTGTCATCAATCACAACCCCTGTAACAAGCGTAGTTGCTGATGACAACTGTGACCGAACTGGCGCTGCGTTGCCGATAATCCCACCCAGCGAAAGGGTAGGGTCAACATTTGCCGCGCCACCAGACAGGTGCAAGGATAACTCATGTAATTGTAAAGGCATATCAGTCTCCCATTAAGCTGCTGGTAATGTAATTTCAAACCCTGTAACGGACTGTGTAGCCGTGATTACAAGTGCGGTGCTAGATAGCAACAAGTCAGCGCCGAACACGCCTACAGAGCCATCCAAGCGAACTTCAGTGGTGCTTTGTGCGCCAGTGTCGCCAACCAACAGTGATAAGCGGAAGTAACCAGCGGTTCCAGTTGCCAATGCAGCCGCAGTCCATGCAGCAGCTTCTTTAGGTAGCTTGCCATTTGCGGCAGTGCCAAAGTTCAAGCCAGTTGTATTGTCGATAGTTAAAAGCAATGTGCCTGTTGGGGCATCATCTGCTGAAGCTGGCTGTGCACCAGAAAAGTATTGTAATTTTGCGTTATTGAAACTTGCCTTTAATGAGCCAGCATCAAGTAGCGCGTTGCGTAGTCCTGTTGATAAACGTAGTGCCATTTTGTACTCCTATTTTCTAATTTCTATTTGCCCGACATTTGGTACATAATCATTAACTGATTTCCCAGTATCCCCGCTTATGAGGCTAAGGTACTGCACCATGCCATCAACGCGCCTAACTAAGCCCAAGCCTGTAGTTCCATGCTTTAGCGCCACAAAGTCTTCAGTGAGGTTCTTAAAGAATCCTCCATTAGACCCGACACACACGCCGCGCTCCGATGTGAAGACAACGCCTGCTCCTGTGATTGACTTATTATTGTTGGTTACGCCAGCATACTTTAAGTCAATTAGGGTAGGTGTTCCTTCAATAGCATCATATTCTGCGACTACTTCAGAAACCATGCTACTAGGTTCGACACCAGATAGGAATTTAATCTTTCCATCGCCAACATACAGTCCGTCATCGACAGGCTTCATCATGGTTACAAAGCCATCCATCTGTATGTAATTGTATGCAAGGTCAAATCGTTCAAAGTCCATCGGGTCGCTGTAATAAATTATGTCACCAACTGCCACATACATCCTGCCTTTTAGGTAGCAGATAAGATGACCAGAAATAGGCGGCTCAGTGTACCGAGACTTCAGAGCTGTCTGGGTTGTTGTTCCATCATAGGTAAAGGTTGTTTCCCTGTTCTTCAGTTCAGCAATGCGGTACATGACCTCGCCATTAAGCGGTGTCGCGTAAACTCTTACGAACCCAGATGCGGGCTGAATAATGTTGGTTATATTGATGCTTCCGCCAGTAGTTATTGACGCTCTGCTAGATGCGCCGCTTTCTCGCCCATCAAGTGCCACATGTGTAATCGCAACAGAGTATCTTCCAGAAGGCATTGCGCCCGCTAATGATGATACGATAGGAGGGAATGGCGTTTCAATTCCCCACGGTCTAATAGCACCATTGTCCAGCACAAGGCTGACTGCGCCATCCATAAGGTAAACTTTGTCTACAACTTCTTCGTACTGAACATTTGCGCCGATAGGTGAAAGGCTCGTTATTGTTGTTAGGTCTTTAGCGAGTGATTTAAGGAACCCGCCTTCTGAAAATAAACAGGTATTCTCGCTTGCCCACAGTGAGCTGACTGCTCCGCCATAGATGCTTTTGTACCCAGCTCTGCGGCGAGCCTTATTGTTCTTATCAATATTAACATTGTATCCAGCAGAAAGGACTTCCAGACCAAGTAGGTCATGCTTATTATTAACGCCCTTAAAGCGCCCAAACTTTATTGGGTCGCCTGTCTCTGCCATTAGAAGAACTGCGCCCTAGTTCGCCGTGGCTGTTCAGACCGCAACACAACGTCTTCCGCTGCTGTACGTCTGCGCCCGAAACGCGAGGTGAACTTATTGCCATTGATGGCAGCTTTTTCTGGGTCGAGTGTTTGAGTATCCTGTTTCTCGTAAGCACGATGCTTAACCCAGAATAGAAGTGACTCATGGTGTTGCACTGGAATATCAAGCGTTTCGTTTGCGCCAGCCACCAGAGGGGTAGGCAAGACGTATGCTTCCAACTGCATTGTATCAATGACGGCTGGTATTCTGTTGAGTTTAATCACATCTGCATAATTAACGTATGAAGATGGTTCTCCGACTTGAGTTCCCCACTGAGGGTCACGTTCATCCATGCGCTGCTTTGTGCGGGAATCAAGTTTTGGGTGTACTCCGTTCAATAGCTTTGCACCATTTAAGCGAATAATTCTATCGCTTACTGGGTATATGCTATCGGCGGTATTAAGGGTAATCTGAGTTAACGCAGTGGAGTCATCGAACAAAAGATAAGCGCGCATAGCGGCTTCCTCTTGCCCTTGGTTTATCCAACGCACAAGTTCTCCATCAGACCACAATAAATCTCTAGCATCAATGCCAGTATCATCATCATCTAATTCGAGTCGTGCTGCTGCGATTAACTCAGATAGGTTCATCTATTATTCCGCTGCTGCGGTTGCTGCTGCTGCTTTTTCGGCAACATCTTCAATAATAGCGTCACGCATTTCACCAACTTTAAGTTTTGAATCAAGTGCCAAGCCATGCTCTGTCAAAGCAAATTCAACAAGGTCATCTTTCTTCATTGCGCTTAATTGTTCTTCAAGTGTTTGGTTAGATGTGTCTTCTTTTAACAAAACGAAGTCATCTTTATGGGATAGTAGTAATTTTGCATGCGCTGGATTCTTTACTTCACAGCAGAAGTTTCCATCAGCATCCATTTCAAACTTATACTTCGCAGTTCCTAAATCATGCTCCTGCGGAGTTCCGTCACCTACTGAGTTGAGCTGTTTAATCATTGCCATCTTAGAGTCCTCTCTTAGTTTTTTATAAAAATAAAGGGGGCATAATAGCCCCCTCTACCAATACTATCTTTTATTCACCATGCCATGAGTTGCGGTAAGACAACTGCAAGCTCAATACAGTACCCGCAGGTAATGTAGGAGTAGCACCCAGTACCACAGACGCATAAGTTTCAGCATTCTGTGGAGCCAAGTCCAACGCTTCTGCACTGTTCAATCGTGATGGCGCAACACCTAATGGCGCACCAGCAGCAATCAACGTAGACGCAGCAATAACAGCTCCGTCAACATCAGTAAGTTGCACAAGGTCAGCAGCGCCGCCCCCTGCAATCGAAGCCCACGCTTTGCAATCAACTACTTTTGCGCCATGTGGGAGTTTTACCATCTGAATTACATCATCGGCAGCAGCGGCAGCAGTTTCAGCGGCAGTCACAACATGTGTGCCTGTTACTGATACTACTTCCGAGTCGGAGGTCGTAACCGCAGGGCGGCTTAGGTCAATTAGCTTACTTTTAATAAGTGCCATGATTCAATCTCCCTTACGGTGCAACAGCGGCAGTATCTACGGCGATGATGCCGAAGTCTTTGCTGTTGAACGTACATTTTTTAGCTCCCCAAATTGAGGATGAAGTGATAACAACTTGGTTGCCATTATCGCGTGTTTCTTCGTTCCATTGGTAACGCATACCAGAACCAGCAGAACCGAAAGCGATTGCACAGGCTTGAGCGCCCATAAACAAACCACGAACAGCAGAAACATTAGCACCAGCGCCATAGTCGTCGAAACGAATACAAGACTTATGCTCATGGATAACAACATTGTTATACATGCCCAAAGAACCTTTAAAGATTGGGTTGGCACGACCTTCAGCAGAAGCCGCAGCTTTCTGAATGTCTAACCATTGACCAGCCGCAGTATTAGTACGAAGGTCATATACTTGCCAAGGGTTCAACAGTAAGACGAAGTGGTTTTCACCATCTACATCAATCGGCTGAATCTGTGGAGTACCTTGGGTTCCGCCGCCCATCATCGTTGCAGTCGCAACTAAACGGTCAATCGTAGCCAAGTCCATCTTATCAGTAGCTAAGAGGTTTGCTTTAGTTTTACCATTTTGAACAATAATATGCTCTGCATCGGGTGCAGTAAGCGGATTGCTCGCAAAGCCTGTGTAGCTAGTTGGGAAAACAAAGTCGTTATTGATGCCACGCGCACCAGACATATACATAAAGATGATTTCATCTTGAACTCGCGCCCACCATTCAGACTGGCGCTTACGAGCAATAGAACGCATATCGTGTAAAGTACGTTTGCGTGTCATTTTACCGCCAGTATTTACGCCGCAACGCATCTGGTCGATGAAGAAGTTATCAGAATAGAACTTCAAATCTTCTTCTTTACCTTCAAGGGTATCGTCACCCTCTACAGGTTGCATGCCAATTTGCATTGACAAATCAAAAGTAATCTGGTCGCCAGCGTCACTTTCCAACTCTGTAAAAATCTGGATAGGAGTGCTTACATCAGCACCTCGACCCATGAACTTTTTAGCAAAGTAGGATTTTCGTGCAACGTCAACGGCTAAAGAACTTGAAAATCGCTTGACTGCCTTAGCATCGCCAAGACCAACAATAGTTTGAGCCATTGTATCCTCCTATTTTTTACCAGTGAGTAGTAATTTTTGGAAGGACTCTTGCCCATACCATTGCTATTTTATTAGCGGCAATGCCATAACTTTTCTGGCTATGGTTGGCAATTCTAGTGCATTAAATGGGGGTACGTCAACAAGATGAATGAAGCGGGCGCATTATTTAGACACGCCCGCATCATCGGATTTTACGAAAGACCTTCTTTGGATAGTGGGATTGGGTTGCTTATACTTACATCCGTATCGGCTTCAATTCCAATTCGCATTCTAGCCCCAGATTTTTGCTGTGGCTTAATGGTAATGGCTTTGTCACCAGCTTGGATTGATATAATCTCACCAACTTTTACATCGACTATTTTCATAGAAGTCTCTCATATCGAACCTTGTCTGCCGCAGACAATGCAGCAACCGCATCTTCAAGAGCCTCACCTTCAAGGTCGTCAAGTTTAGCAAATATGCTTATCTTATCGGTGTTGGTATCAGCAGCAGGAACCTCGCCAATAGAATCTGGGGATTTCTTATCAGACTTCTTCGGACGAGGGCGTTCTTTTTCCGCAGGCTTATCTTCAGTCTTGGCATCTGGCTTTTCACCTTCTTTCTTTCCACCAGAAAAAGCGTTCATGCGTTCGACAGCGAGTTTAGCTCCAGCCTGCAATAACTCAGCACCATTGAGCCTGTCGCCTTCACGACCTTCGATTTCAGCCATTGCTGCGTTCAAAGCGCCAAAGGCAATCTTGTCAGTCTTGAATTGCGTGTTGGTTGCAAAGAATGCGCGCTGGTCAGCAGCCCAGTCATCAGCAGGCGCTTGTGCAGCCTGTTCGACAGAGTTATCAGCAGCAATCTTTTTAGCAGCCAGCTTGGTTAATAGAAACTCTTTATCTACAGCTTCAATCTCACCTTCTTCAAATTCATCTTGAATCTTCTGAATGTCAGCTTTGTAGTCATCATCTGGATACTCATTTGCTTCTACAGGGTCTTGGTAAACAGATGTTTCTGAATCCGCAACTTCAAGCGGAGCAGGAGCATCTGCATCTTTATCACCTGTATCTTTATCTTTATCATCAATCGCATCTTTGTCGGCTTCTGCATCAATATCACCATCACCATCATCAGTGTCTGCGTCTGCGTCTACATCAGTATCTGCATCAGCGTCTACATCGGTGTCGCCAGCTTTCGCTTCAGCCATTTCTTCCTCAAGGGCTTCGCGTTCGTCTGGGTTTAGTGCCGCCAATTCTTCTGGCGTGTATTCATCTGCGGGCGTATCAAGTGATACACTCTTATTGTTGGATATGTCTCTAGCTTCAGCAACCATCTATGGCTCTCCTTTCTTGCTTTGTTCTGGCTTTTTAACGATACCTAACCGTTCAGCCATTTCTACGCTATGCGCCTGTTTGGACGTACCTATGTCCGATTCGGTTTTACTTTGCCTTGCAGCAGATTCGCCAGTCTTAGCGCGCTCTGTACTTGCTTTGGCAATATTGAGTTCAGCTTCAGAAGCAGTTTTCTCAACATCGTTTGTGAGCTGCTGAGTCTCAAGCTCTGCTCTC